ACTACTAAGGTTTCGGAGGCGGGCGGGCATGCGCCTGATGGGCTGATGTATATGCCGGAGGGTGTGCATGAAATTTCTGCCACGTTTAACGGCAAGGCGGCCACGAAGAAGGTGGTGGTGGATGAGGCGGCGTGTGCGCGGCTTCAGTCTGACCTGGAGCGCATCTGGGAGAAGGTGGAGGCGGGGCTGCGTGCGCGGCCTTGTGTGTATTTTAACCATGAGAGCGGGCCTGTGGCTATGGTGCCTAAGAGGTTTCACTGGGTGCCGGGTAAGGGTGTGGTGCTGGAAGGTGAGTGGACGGCGGCAGGCAGGGAGGCTGTGGAGGGCGGCAGTTATGCGTATTGTTCGCCGTGTTTCCGGCGTAGTGAGAGTGGCCGTGTGATGGGGCTGCTGATGCAGGGGGTTGAGGTTGGCTCGCTGGTGAATGACCCGGCTTTTGAGCGCATTGAGTGCATTGCCGCGGCGCGGTGTGTGCCGGAGGATGAGGAGGAGGTTTGCTGTGCCCGGTTTGCGCCGGATGTCTATCCCCCACGCGGGGATGTTGCGCCCGCGGGGAATTGTGGCGATAATGCAGATACCGCCGGAGGTGGCGGCATTAAGACTATGGATGAGAATAAATTGAAGACGCTGCTGGGTTTACCTGCTGATGCTGATTCTGCCGCCATTGAGGCCGCCTTGCAGAAGGCGGCGGGTGCCGGTAAGAAGCTGGAGGCTGTGGAGGCTGAGCTGGCGACTATGAAGAAGAAGGAGCATGAGCACAAGGAGAAGGCGGCAGGTGCTTTTGCAGATGGCCTTGTCAAGAAGGGCGTGATTGCCCCGCAGGATAAGGAGAAGGTGGCTGCTGCCAAGAATCTTTACATGCAGAGTCCTGCGGATGCTGAGGTGGTGTTTGGTGCGCTGCCTGAGAAGAAGGAGGAGGCTGCTGTGGCGGGCAAGGTGCATCCGGAGGCAGACAATGCTGCGCGAGCGGATGTTTCTGTGATGGATCACCTGATGGCTGAGTTCAAGGCTTAACGATACGAGAAACGATTATGGCTACTAATAGTACGATGATTTTCCCCACGCTTGGGGATATGCTTCAGGGGGTGAATACTCCCGTGGAGAAGAAGGTGGTGGAGGCTGTGTCTTTCGCTACTCCGCTGGTGGAGAAGATGGCCCAGAAGGTGATTCAGGGTACTTCTTTCTTCCAGAAGGTGCGTAATAGCATTCCGATGATTGGGGCTGTGCCTTATAATTCGGGTACTCCGGTGGTACGCGGTGCGTACGAGATGAAGAAGGCTGAGTGTTTCAACCATGCCGGTCTGGTGTGGGTTCACAAGCATCTGGTGGAGGCTGAGCCCGAGGCTTACGCTACGCTGATGCATGATGAGATGCTGGGTGCTACCAGGGGTGTGTTTGCTAACCTGGAGCGTTCTATCATTTACGGCAAGGCCGTGAGTCCGTACGGTATGTTCGGTCTGTGTGATCTGATGGGCGATTACCTTACGATGTCTGCCACGGGCGATAATACGAAGCGTGTGCATGGTGGTGCGTCTATCTGGGTGCTTTGCACGGGTATGGAGATGATGCGCCTGGTGTGGGGCCGCGGCAAGGCTCTGAGTTTTGGTCCGCAGAAGGAGATGCTGATTCCGCATCCGACTGCGGATGGCGAGCCGGGCATGATGCCTGTGTATGCTAAGGAGCTTAATTTCCGCGTTGGCTTTGATATGGCTAACGAGAATTCTGCTGTGCGCATGGTGAATGAGTCCAAGGATCATGGTGTGACAGATAAGATGTTGCAGCAGATGATTCGTGAGCTGCCGAGTGGGTACACTCCCACTTGCGTTGTGATGGGTCGTTCCTCGCTGGGTCGTCTCCAGGATTGGCGCGGCGAGAAGCTTACGTACACGAATATCATGACGGCTACGCATGCTGCTCTGCCGAAGACTAACATTGATGGTCTGCCGATTCTGTGCACGGATGCTCTGCTGGAGGATGAGACTGTGGCGAACATTAAGGAGCTGGCTAAGGTTTCTGAGCTCACGATGAAGAAGAATATGGCTAACCTGAAGCGATAAGGAGGGTTTATTATGATTACGCATAACCGAATTGATATGCAGCTGGTGGCGCGTGTGGCTACGCCTAAGACTGCCAGTGGTACGGCAACTGCCGATTGGGTGGTTGATCTGACGGAGCGCGGGGGGCGCGATGCGGCCAACATTGTGCTGAGCTGCCCTGCCCTGAGTGCTCCGGTGACGCTTGCTGTGGTGGGTAGTGATTCCCGCGATGGTGAGATGGTGGCGGTGGCCGGTGCTTCGGCTGTTACGAAGGCGAATGAGGATTGTGAGGTCCGCATGCGCATCCCGCTGGATTGCCCGCGTTTCATTACGCTGAAGGTGACTGCGGGTGCTACGGCTCCGAGTGCTTCGGTGACGGCACAGATGGCTGTGTATGTGTGATTGGGATTTTTGCCTTGGCTGAATCTGAGGTATGGCCGGTTTGCATACAGTGACGGTGGATGAGCTGCGGCAGGTGCTGACGCCGGTGGAGGCGGAGGCGGTTGCTGAGGCTGTGGGTGCTTCTGCCGTGAGCGGCTGGATGGGGTCGCTGTTGCTGCGTGCATGCGATCGCGTGGTGGGGGCGCTGAATGGGTGCCCCCACAATGCGCGTATCAGTACGGGGTTGTGCCGTGTGCCGGAGGAGTGTGTTCACACTGTTCTGGTGCTGGCGCGGCATGCTGTGCTGGGGGCTGTGCCTGCTCTTTCGGAGGTGCTGGAGGGTTCTACGCGTGCGGCGGAGTACCAGGCGGCGCTGGCGGATTTGCGGGCGATGGCGAGTTGCGAGTTGCGACCGGGCTGCGTGGTGCCGGAGGCTGATTTGGCTGAGGGGGCTGCGGGGTGTGTGGGTCTGGTGGCGCTTGATGATGTAGATTGGATGGTATGAGTTCGATTTCCGGTGATTTTGTGTCGTGGGTGCTGGAGCGCTGCCAGGGGATGTCTGGCGGGAAGCTGATGCGTGGCGCGAATTTGTTTGATGAGCGTGATGCGGAGCTGGGCACGAAGGTACAGAAGGCGCTGAATCAGAAACTGATGCTTGCGGTGGCGGTGAGTGTGCCGCGGCTGGAGCGTCTGGATCGTTCGGGGGCGGATGATACTGTGCAGGTGTGTTCGGTGGAGGTGGGTATTGTGCGGAGTGCTCTGAGTAAGGAGGATTCGCTGGTGCTTGCTGAGAAACTCTACCGGGCGTTTTCGGGGGCTGATTGGCAGCCGGCGGGAGGACCGGACTGCGGGCCTTGCGATGTGTCTGCTGATTCGCTGTTTACTGAGGTGACGGCCAAGGCGATGTCTCATTCTTTTACGGTGAGTACGAGGATTTATATTTAATGAAAGGAGAATAATGTTATGAGTATGGTGTTTTATACGCGTTCGCAGAAGATTACGTCTAATGTGGGTATTGACCTGGTTCCGGTTGATGCTACGTTTAATGCCGAGTCTACGGCTGAGGGTGCTGATTTGAGTAATGTGCCGGAGGAGAAGTGGGTGCATTGTGCCCGTAGTAAGAATGGTACGCATAGTCAGCAGGTGCAGCAGGATGAGGAGGATTCGTACGATATGCCTACGCGTGTTCGTGTGAAGGCGAGCAATGAGACGGTGACGGGTAATTCTTATGAGTTTGAGCTGGAGCGTACATCCATGCTGTTCGATGCGATGGCGATGGGTGTGGAGGACCCTTTTTCGGAGGAGGCGGCAGCAGCGGTTTCAAGCGGTAAGGCGTTCCGTATTCATGCTTCTAATTTGTCTGCTACGCCGGTGGGTGTTCGCATGCGTGAGTTTCATGGCTCGAAGCTGATGAGCACGAAGTGGTTTTATGCTGATGCACGTGTGGAGCCGGGCAAGAATTGGGATGGCAAGATTGTGCGTCCTAAGCTGAAGCTGGAGGTGACGCCGAGTGTGCATACGAAGCAGCAGAATGACCCGAATTATACGGGGCAGCCGGTGCAGGAGGATTGATTTTCTTGTTTGTCTGTCGTAACTGCAAGGGGCTTGTCTGCCGGGGAGGCGGCAAGCCCTTTTTTGATTGACGGTTGATTATTGACGAATAGGGGGCGGTTATGGATATTGGGCTGAGGTTGACGCATCCTGACTTTACGAATGCTTTTTCTACGCCGGTGTTGCGGCGTATTGTGGCGCGTACGGCGGAGGAGAGTGAGAAGGCGGTTAAGGGGTGGTACCGTGCGTTGCCGGAGGATTGGTTTGATAATCCTGAGCCGTACCCGGACGGGACGAGCCGAAGACTGAAGCCGAGGCGGTTCATGCGGGCGCTGACGCGGCATTGGTATCATGAGGTGACGGCGGATGGTGGGTTCAGTTTGTTTTTCAAGAGTCCGCGCGAGGATTCGGTGCCGTGGGGGCTGCGGTTGCAGCAGTATGGCGGGGTGGTTGTGCCGAGGCGGAAGCGTGCGCTGACAATTCCGGTGACGGCGGAGGCTCGCGGGGTGAGTGCTGCGGATTTTGAGCAGGCTACGGGGCGGCGGCTTTTCTTGCTGAAGGGTGAGGACCTGGAGCCGGATGAGGTGGGTACGCTGGCGTATGAGGGCGAGGATGGCAGGCCGCATGCGGCGTATAAGTTGAGGCGGCGGAGTGAGGTGCCGAGCCTGCGGAAGAGGCGCGGGCATGATGCGCTGCCGAGCCGGGAGGAGTTGGCGCGATTGGTTTTTCCGAATTTCAGGCGTGCGGTGGAGATGGCGCTGCGCGATGTGGTGAATGGTAATGTTAAATGAGATTGATTTACGATTATGGCAAATGGTAATGATGCTGAGGTGAAACTGCGTTTTACCGCTGAGGCGGCGGATGCTGAGGCGCAGATGAAGAAGGCTGCTGAGCTGCTGGAGCAGTTCAGGGAGCTTGTGCAGGGTACTGCGGATGATTTGTCCGGCATGGGCGAGGAGGCTTATGGTGTGGCGGATGCTGTGAGCTTGATGCGTGAGCGTGCGGAGAAAACCGGCAATGCTGGTTTGCGGCAGGTGGTGGATAATTCGTTTACTGTGGGGGCTGACCGTGCGGCGGGGCTGGGTGAGCGGCATGAGCAGATTACGGCTCAGCTGGAGAAGCTGGGGGACCGTATGCGCGAGGTGGCGCGTGAGTTTGAGGGTGGTGAGTTGACGGCTGGCCAGGCGGTGGTGCGGCTGGAGAAGCTGGTGGAGGTGGCGGCGAAGGCTCGCAGGGCTGTGGATGGTCTGGGTGAGGCTGTGGCGCAGACGGAGCAGGATCTGATGGCGAATAATGCGCTGGATGATTTTCTGGGCAAGTTTAGTCTGGTGGGTGGCGAGGTTGATGAGTCGCTGGCGGCGGTGCGCCGGATGAAGGATGGGCTGCTGGAGAATAGCGCGGCGTTGCGGGAGCAGCAGGCCGGGCTTGATAAGAGTGCTGCGGGGTACCACCAGGCGAATGCTGCGCTGGAGGGGTATATCGGGAGTAATGAGGTGCTGGTGCGTCATTTGCAGCAGACGGAGCGTGCGCTGGAGGCTCAGAAGGCTAAGCTGGCTGAGGTGGGGATGAAGGCTGATGGGAGTCCGGCCAGTGTGGAGGAGTCAGCGAAGGGGCTGGAGCGCATTGCGGAGGCTCACGAGAAGCAGGTGGAGCGTATTGACCAGGCGAAGGGGAAGCTGCGTGCTACGCTGGCCAGGGAGGCGGCGAAGGATGAGCGGGAGACGGAGAAGGCGGAGGCGCGTGCGGAGCGTGAGGCGGCAGCGGCTGAGAAGGCGGCGGAGCGCGAGGCGAAGGCGAAGGAGCGCGAGGCTGAAAAGGCGGCAAGGGCGGCAGAACGAGAGGCGGCAGCAGCGGAGCGGCTGGCTGAAAAGGAGGCCGTGACGACTGCGGAGATGCGGTTTTCGATGATGAATAAGCAGCAGCTTGCGGCGGCTGTGGAGCGATTGACGCGTGCGCGGCAGGAGGCGGCGAGGGCGAATGATCCGAAGCGGTACGCGGAGCTTACGCGTGAGCTGATGGCGGCTAACAGGCAGATGGAGCATGTGAACCGGAGTTTGCAGATGAACCGGATTGCCGGGGCTCAGCAGGTTCAGATGGCGCAAAGTGTGGCGGCTGGGGTGAGTCAGCTGGGGAGTGAGCTGGCGGGTTTCAGCCAGGCTGCGGAGAATGGTACGGTGAGCTTGCAGGGGATGAGTTCTGCGGCTATCGGTCTGGGGATGGCGATTAAGACGGGCATGGGGCCGATTGGGTGGGCTATGCTGGCGCTGGAGGCTCTGGTGGCGGCGTGGAATTTTTTTGCGCAGAAGCGGAAGGCTGATGAGGCGTGGCGGCTGGAGGAGGCTCGCAAGGAGGCTGAGTTGCAGCGGAAGGTGCTGGAGGATGTGGAGCGGCTGCGGCGAGAGGGCGCGGAGCGGAGTGCGGCGGCTTTTGCCGATTTGTACCGGCAGCAGCAGGAGGGGCTGGAGCGTGAGCGTGCGGAGCGTGAGCGTGTGCTGGCGGAGCGCAAGGCGGGCGATGAGGAGGCGCACCGGCACCGTCTGGCGATGTTGAATATCGAGCTGGAGTCGGCGAAGGGGAAGGATAGGAAGCGGATTGAGGCTAGGGTGGCCGCAGAGGTTGAGGCGCACCGGCAGGCGGGGCTGGTGATGCAGCGGCAGGAGGCTGATGTGGCGGCGGCTTTTGCTGATGAGCTGGAGGCGGGGCTGAGGGTGCGCGGGGAGCGCATGGGTGAGTTGATGACGGCCTGGCTGCCGGATATTGAGGCGGTGGAGAGGCGAAGCCGTGAGTTGATGGCGGATGCGGCGAAGGTGGTGGAGCTGAGCGAGGTGCAGCGCGAGGGGCTGGAGAGGCAGCAGCGTGAGGCGCGGGAGCAGATGCAGCATATTCTGCGGCTGGTGCGCGGTGTGGATAAGGATTTTACGGGTACGGCGGAGGATGCTGTGCGCTGGGCTGCGCGGATGCGCGAGACGCACCGGGAGCAGGAGAAGGTGGTGGAGGCTACGCGGCGGCAGGTGGCGCAGTTGCGCGAGGGGGCGGAGCTGGGCAAGCGGTCTGCGGAGAATCGCCGGCGTGAGGAGGAGGCGAGCCGCGAGGTTGCGCGTGCGCGTGAGGAGGAGGCGAAGCATTCGCGGCGGTTGGCGGCGGTGCTGGGGCGGCGTGTGAGCCGACAGTATGAGCCGAAGGAGCGGCGTGCGCAGGATGAGGTTTTTGCGGCGGATGAGCGGTTGCTGAGGCGGAAGTTGGCTGCGGTGAATACGGAGATTTCGCGGCAGCGTGCTGAGGGTGCTGATGAGGGGGTGCTTTTGCAGTTGCGGAAGCGGCGCAGGGAGGTGCAGCGGCAGCTGGTGGGGCTGGAGGAGGCGCGTGTGGAGGAGACGCGGCGCGGGATTGAGCGGATGCGGCGGTTTGAGGCGCAGGATATGACGGCGCCGACACGGAGGCGGGACCGGAGGGCGGATGAGTTGAGCGAGAAGTATGCGCAGATGGCGGTGCGGGCTCAGGCGGCTCTGGATAAGGGGTTGAAGAGGCGTGCGGAGGGGTATCTGGCGAAGATGGACCGGATGGCTGCGCGGATTGACCGCTTGACGGGTGATGACCAGGGGTCGATGATGAATCGTGAGGTTCAGGGGGCTTTGCGGTTGCAGTTGGATGCGGTGCGGCGGACGGCGCGGGCGAAGCAGCGGACGGCGGCTGCGGCGGAGCGTGAGGCGGCTGCGGCTGCTGGGGCTCAGGGTGCGGCACGGCAGCGGAATGTGGCGGAGCTGGAGGGGGCTGTGAGGCGGCTGCGTGAGGAGAATGGGCGGCTGGCGCGGTTTCTGGATGGGTCTGCGGCGGCGATGCGTGAGCTGGTGGGGGTGTGCCGGGCGCTTCAGGGGCAGGTGAATCGGGCGCTGGGCGAGTTGGAGGTGGTGCGTGGCCAGGTGCGGACGCTCCAGGCGAGTGTGAGGAGTGTGGCAAGGAAGTGAGTATGAGTGAATAATGAATAGTGAATAATGAATAGTGAATAATGAATAGTGAATAGCCTGGCTCGGCGTAGCAAGCGAGCGTTAGCGAGACGCGGAGACGGCTGAATAATGAATAGTGAATAGCCTGGCTCGGCGTAGCAAGCGAGCGTTAGCGAGACGCGGAGACGGCTGAATAATGAATAGTGAATAATGAATAGTGAATAATGAATAGTGAATAATGAATAGTGAATAGCCTGGCTCGGCGTAGCAAGCGAGCGTTAGCGAGACGCGGAGACGGCTGAATAATGAATAGTGAATATGGATAGGGATTTTCTGATGGTGAGGTTTCTGGTGGGTTGCCTGGTGCTGGCGGTGCTGAATGTGCTGGGTGAGGGTGATGATGGTGAGTGATGGCTTCCCCCACGCGGGCGGGTTGCGCGTGTGTGGGGGAGCGGTTTATGATGTGGTTATGACTGAGGTTTTTTTGAAGACTACGGCGAATAAGGCGGGTGCGCTGCGGTTTAATGTGTCCGGGGCGAGCGAGACTCTGGCGTTTTCGGGGGCATTACAGCTTTACGAGCGCCGGGTTGAGATGGAGGCACGTGCTGATGGCACGCTGACTTTTGAGCCGCTTAGTAGTGGCACATGGCTGATTGAGGTGCGTGCTGATGGTGCTACGGTGCTTTACGGTAAGGTGCTGGTGCTGCCTTCGCCTATTGGGGCGCCGCCCGGGCATGATAGCTGGGTTTTTGAGCTGGATGGGGCGCAGGATATGGCGCTGGTAAATGTGAGCGTGACGCAAGGCGAGATTGGCCCACCAGGTCCGCAGGGTCCGCAGGGTGAGCGTGGCGAGAAGGGTGAGACTGGTCCGCAGGGTGAGCGTGGCGAGAAAGGTGAGAAGGGTGATAAGGGCGAGGTTGGCCCGCCAGGCCCGCAGGGTGATGCTACTGAGGCAAACAGGCTGGCCGAAGAGGTGCGAAGATTACACCAGGAGCATGTGTCTGCATCGGAGCAGCATCTCACGGCTGAGGAACACCAGCAGCTTACGGCTATCATTGATAAGTACGGTGTGGCCGGTGAGCTTACGCCGGAGGATTCTGATACCGGCGGCGGGGCTTACTTGCCGGATTCTACGTTTGCTTCGTGGCGCATGGAGAAGACGGGCGCTGTGTATGGTGCCCGCGGCTATAATTCGGAGTATAACCCCGGCAGCACGATGGTGGACGAGGGCGTTGATTGGCGCTTCATGGATAGCGTGGGGCTCTCGCACACGATGTCTACCAATGTTTCTGTGGGCGTGGATGATTACGCGGGGCTGCACCTGTTCTGGTGGGGTCGCTGCAATTATGTGCGCCGAGATAACGGCGATGTGCGCATCACGGCCATCAAGGGCGATGCTAATTACCGCGAGTCCGGCGCGGTGGATGTGGGTACTTTCAGCCCGACTCTTTATTTTGCCGAGTTTCCTGACACGGCTTTCCCGGTGTGGGAACAGGATGAGAACGGCAATGATACGGCGGTGCAGCGCACGAATCGTGACGGCTCGCCTATGTACCGCTATATTCTGCGCGTGGTTTCTGACACGCCGTATGCCGACCTGGATGCCGCCCGCAAGGCGGAGCTGGCTGCTCATGGTTGCACTGCGCTGTACCCTGCACCGCCTTGCAAGCGTGCGGATGGCAGCATTGCCCCGTATCACTGCGTGAGCGCTTATGCGCTTGGCGTGGCCAGCGATGGCTTGCTGCGGAGTCAGCCCGGCCTGGTGGTGCGCAACTCTCTTTCGTACTCCAGCCTGATGGTGGAGATGGCTAAGAAGGGCGCGGGCTACCACGGCGGCTCTGCCTGGGTGCAGACGTATGGTTTCCTGATGGATTTCATCAAGAACGGCACGAAGAACAGCCAGTCTATCCACTACGGCTTGACGAACTGGGGCACACAGCATCAGCCCGCTTGCAACACGAGCGAGGCGGCTACGTGGTTCCCGCTTACATCCGGCAATGCGGGCAATTATGACGTGGGCAGCACGGTGTTCATCGGCACCGGCACGGCGTGTGACTGGAACAGTACGTCTCGCAACATTGTGAACGGTGCTCGCGTCACGGCCAAGGAGACGGCTACGATTACGGACGCGGAGGGCAATTCTGTTTCCTGCGTGCTGGTGCATCTGGAGGGCGTGCAGCCGTTCACGGTGACGAAGACTCCGGCCAATGCCAGCGCGGCTGACCGTGTGGCGGCTTACATTGTGACTGCTCCGGCTATCGCGGGCGAGACGGATGCTGTACTCGGTCGGCATGATGGCTACATCAAGGGCACTGATGGCCGCCACCCCTACCGCGTGCAGGGCGTGGAGTATGCCATGGGCTGCTTCATGGTGGCGGGCGATACGGTGGCTATCTTCAACAATGGCAGCACGTCTGTGACTATCAACGGCGAGCAGGTTACACCGCCTAAGTATTCCAAGACGGTGTGGGTGGCAGCACCCGGCACGGCTCGCAGCACGAGCGAGGCTACTATCAAGGCTACCTACAAGCCGGTGGGCGTGATTCCTGCTTACTCTGCCACGAGCAGCGCGGATTCGTACATCGGTGACGTGCGGATTGACCCGGAGACAGGCTGCATGTGGCCGAGCGTGATTGGTGATATGATTGCTAACACGCCGGGCGGCAGTTCCTCGCTGGGGCATGGTGACTATCTGTGGGCAGGCGGCGCTCAGACCGGCGGTTCCCGAGAGTATCTTCAAGGCGGTGACTGGCCCAACGGCACGATCGCCGGGTCGGCTACTCTCCACGTGGGCTACGGCCTCTCGAACACCATGGATGACTTCGCCGCCCGCGATTAGCGGTTCTGGGGGTTGCAAGGGGGTGTCCCCCTTGCAAAAGCCCGGTGATAAACATTTAGGGACGTATGATAATAGGCGGTAACTGGAACAACGGCGCGCTCGCCGGGTCGGCTGCTCTCAACGTGAACAACGACCTCTCGAACGCCAGGGATAACATCGCCGCCCACAATAAAGCAACAACAGAATGACAGGCAATTTTATAGCTCATGCGTTCCTCTGCGCAAGCAGGAAATCAAGCAAAAGAACCCGCCGGCAAAGCGCCGGGGCTCGCGCCGGGAGGCGCGGGTCGGGGCTAGTAAGCCACGCGGCAGAAAACCCTCGCTGCTTTAGCCAGGCTTCCCGCTACGCGGTGCAGATGGATATTTCGCACTATTTTGAGAGCATCGACCACGAGCGGCTCATGGCATTTCTGGCGCAGCGGGTGAAGAATGATGACCTGCTGTGGCTGATTCGGCGGCTGATTGGGACGTGCAAGAAAGGGCTGCATGTGGGGTCATACCTGAGCCAGACGCTGGCTAACCTGTATCTGAGTGGCTTGTATCACGAGGTGGGGGAGCGGATGCGTGCGCGGAATGGTAAGCGGCTTGTAAGCCATGTGCTTTTTTATATGGACGATTTCTTGCTGGTGGGCACGAACAAGCGGCACTTGCAGTGGGCTGCGGAGCGTGTGGTGACTTATGCCGCGCAGCTGGGGCTGGTGATTAAGCCGGGGTGGCGGGTGTTCCGCGTGGCCAGGCGCGAGGAGCTTGGCGGCCGGCCGGTGGATATGATGGGTTTCCGCTTCTACCGCAATGTGGTGACGATACGGCGGCGCATTTTTCTGCGTGCGCGGCGTATGTTGCTGCGGGTGATGGCTTGCGTGCGTGGGTGCCGGCAGGTGCCGGTGAGTATGGCGCGGCGCTGCCTGACCTACAAGGGGTATTTTGATTTTTCCAACTGTGCGCGGTTCATGGCTGCCTTTCGTGCGCGGTTTCTCTTTAAGGTGGCCGCCATGCGAATTTCTTTAGCCGAGAGATGAAAACGATTATTGACAAGGCGCGGTATGTGAGCGAGCCGAGACCGGTAACGGCGATGCGGACTGGCTGCACGCTGCATGTGTTTCTGGCGCTGAATGCCGAGCTGGTGACGGAGGAGGACGGCAGCACTTACTGGCTGGCGGACTATGCCGAGTTTACTGCCCGCGTGGGCGAGCTTGACCTGGACGACCTGTATGCTCACCCGGAGAAGTATCTGGGGCGCAAGGTGGATGCGCAGGGACGCGCCGAGCTGTACAGCCGGGCGGTGCAGGCATGGATGGATGCCAAGGTACACGAACGCCTGTACGACAACGTGGATTCCACGAGTAAGTATCTGGGCTGCCCGGATGCGGTGTTTGCTGCCGAGGCGGCGGCGGTACAGGCATGGGTGAGTGCCGTGTGGCGCAAGAGCTACGAGCTCCAGGCGGCTATTCTTGCGGGCGAGATGGACGAGCCGGAGAGTCCGGAGGAGTTTATTGCCCTGCTGCCCACACTGGTGTGGCCGGATGAACAAATTTCCTGACTAGAAGGGAGAATAGAACATGAGCAACATTAACGAGAGACATGAGAGGGCCGTGGCTGAGACGCGGCAGAAGGTGGCCGCTGCGGTGGCCAACAGTGCGAGCGACCTGGCGAAGAAGAGCACGGGGTGGCGCAAGGTGGTGCTGTGGGTGGTAGCCGGTGCTGCCACGGTGGCGGCATGGTGGTTCGGTGTGAGTGCTGAGCAGAGCCAGCCGGAGACAACTGCGCCGGTGCCTGCTGTGGTGCAGCCTGCTGTGCCTGCTGACGAGCCGGCGGATGATGAGGAGCATGATGACGCTGCGGAGGAGGTGGTGAATGACTAAGACTATCAAGCAGGTTGGCGAGGCGTTCAATCCGCACGGGGTGCAGTTCTGGGCCGATGACGAGAATGCGGTGCGCAAGGTGCTGCGTTTCGCGGAGGAGGTTGGCCAGGAACTGGATGCTTCGCAGACGGGGCACACGATTCGGCTGCGTATTGGCGGGGGTGAGACGCCGGCGTTTACCGGGATGAGTTTCGGCGCTGCGCTGGAGGCTATGAAGAATGGCAAGGCGGTGCGCTTGCCGCACTGGAACCCCACGACCCGCATCCGGCTGTATGTGCCGGTGGAGGATGATGCGATGACGCACTCTTTCCTGTATGTGGAGAGTGGGTACGGCCGCGTGCCGTGGGTGGTGACGCAGGTGGAGCTTTTGAGCAGCGATTGGGAGGTCGCGGTTCAGTGAGAACAATGCCCGCCCCGGTTTTTCGGAGTTGGCCGGGGCGGGTTTCCTTATTTCGAGAAGAGATGACTGGTCAGGTGAATGCTTTTTTGGGTGCCGCGGTGGCGGTGACGGGGGTGCAGGCGGTGAGTGATCCGGTGGACGCGCTGGCGACTGTGAGCGGCGTGGCGCTTATGGTGTGGCTTACGCTGCGGAAGGACCGCGAGTGTGTGAAGTTGCGCGAGGAGAATCACGCGCTGCGCGAGGAGCACCACCAGATGCGGCAGGAGATGCAGCAGTTGAGCCGCGAGCTGGGCAAGCGATGCAGTGATTGCAAGCTGGCGGTGGCTGCGAATGAGTGTTTTATTGAGGAGCACGGAAAGGAGGATGGTGGTCATGAGGCTTGATGTGGATATGGTGAAGCGGGTGCAGCGGAGGCTGGGTGTGGTGGCTGATGGTGTTGTGGGCAGCCGGACTCTGGCGGCGCTGGCGGAGCGGCTGGGTTGCGCGGCTACGGTGTTCTGCATTCAGGGGGCGCTGGGTGTGCCGATGGATGGGGTGCTGGGGCCGGTGACGCTGGAGGCGGCTGCGCGGGTGCTGGGCGCTTTTTCGGCGGATAATCAGGGGCGCTGGCCTACGCAGGGCGAGGTGCGAAGCGGCAAGAGTGTTTTCGGTAAGGCTGGTGATGAGGGCCAGCTGGTGAGCGTGGTGCCGCCTTATCAGCTTTACTACGAGGGGCGGCCGGTGAAGAGCATCCGGGTGCACAGGGTGGTGGCCGATGAGGTGCGCGAGGTGCTGGAGGAGGTACTGGCGCATTATGGGGCTGAGCGCATCCGTGAGCTGGGGCTGGACCAGTATGGCGGGAGTTATAATTACCGCCCGAGTCGCGGAGGCAAGGCACTCAGCATGCATGCGTGGGGGATTGCGTTTGACTGGATGCCGGAGCGGAATGCACTGCGTATGGGTGCGCCGGAGGCGGTGCTGAGTGGTGCGGCTTACCGGGCATGGTGGGAGATTTGGGAGCTGCATGGTGCGGTTTCTCTTGGACGTGAGAGGAATTATGATTGGATGCATGTGCAGTTTGCGCGCTTGGGATAAATGTTTTCAGGAGATAATGATATGAATAAAATTGTTGATTATGATGCATGGCAGAAGTTGCAGCTGGCTCCGCTGACGAGTTTTAATCCGCAGGTTTTGCAGAGTCTGAAGTACAGCCAGCACAGCGGGTATTTGCTGGAGTTGGAGCGGCTTTATTCCACGATGTATCTGGAGTGGCCGACCTTGAAGAAGGATGCTTCGGATATGACGGAGGCTGTGGCTGGGCTTACGTGGACGGTAGCGCCGTTCTGCCAGGATGGCGGGGAGCCGGATGAGCTGGCGAAGGAGGTGGCGAAGGTGGTTTCGGATGCGTTGTGGATGGTGAGTCCGCAGCGGCCGGGGGAGTTTTCGCATTGTTTTACGGAGCTGCTGGGGAGTATGGTGCATGCGCTGTACCGGAGTGTGAATGTGCATGAGATTGTGTGGAAGTTTACTCCTGATTTGGTGTTTCCGCTGGAGTATAAGCAGCTGGGTCCACAGTATTATATGTGGGAGACGCGGCAGGGTGAGCCTGACCGGCTGATGCTTGTGCCGGACGGGATGGATTATACGCGGCCGGTGCCGTTTGAGCCGGGGCGCTTCGTGGTGGCGCTGAATACTACGGGGCCTGACCACCCGATGTATAATGCGGATTTTTATAGTCTGGTGGGGTATTTTGTGGCGGCAAAGTTCGGGCTGCCGGGGTTGCAGAGTTTTGTGAAGCGCTATGGCCACCCGCTGCGTAAGTTTACGGTGGAGGACCAGAGGCGGCGCGAGCAGCTGGAGGCGAGGCTGAAGGCGATGCCTGATGTGTATGATGTGTTCCTGGGGCCGGGTGAGGAGCTGGATGTGACGGCGATTCCGGCGGGGGCGAATGTGCCGCATGAGGTGTTGCTGCGTGTGGCGGAGAATGCGTGCCACCAGCTTATCAAGGGTAATACGCTGACGAGCGATGTTGGCGATAAGGGCGGGAGCCGTGCCCAGGCTGAGGTGCACATGGGTGTGGAGGCGAGTCTGGTGCGGAAGCGCGGGGAGTTTGTGGCGCGTGTGCTGAATCGGCAGTTGATTCCGTATATTGTGCAGCGGAATTATGGTCGTACAGATTTGCCGATGCCGGAGTTGCGCTGCCAGGTGCCGGAGCAGAAGGCGAATATCCAGAAGGCGCAATACTGGAAGGAGGTGCTGGCGATTCCGGGTATGAGGGTGCTGAAGAGTGCGGTGCATGATGACCTGGGGCTGGCTGTGCCGGGTGATGGGGATGAGGTGTATGAGGCGCCGGGGGCTGCCCCGGGTATGCCGCATGGTGCCCCTGCCCCGGCTGGTTTCCCGGAGGATGAGCTGGAGGTGGGTATGGCGGCGCGTGCGGGTGGCAAGGGTTCGCTGCGTGAGCGGGCGGAGAGGTTGCTGCCGGTGGCGATGCGCAAGTGGGCGGGTCCCACGATTGAGCGTTTTGAGGCTATGCTGAGGGCGGGGCGCAAGCCGGAGGAGATTCTGGCCAGGCTGGAGGAGTTGCGCCCGAATACGCGGGCTCTGGCGGATGCGATGAGCGCGGTGACGGAGGCCGGGCTGGGTGTGCAGGGTGATGCGGTGTCGGCGGAGAATCCTTACGGTTGCAATCAGTACGGTGAGGGGTGGAGTGAGCCGCATGATGGCAGCAGCACGGAGCGCATCGGCAAGGATAAGTTGCTGACGAAGAAGGATGCTGATGGTAATGTGCGCCAGATTGCTACGAAGAAGCGTTACCCGGGCAAGGCGGCGTATCTGGGTGTGGGTAAGGATGGGAAGAAGGGCGAGGAGCCTGAGCCGAAGCCTGAGAAGAAGCCTGAGCCGAAGAAGAAGAAGCCCGAGCCGGAACCTAAGCCAAAAGCACCCGAAAAGAAGCCGAAAGTGGAGAAGAAAGAGCCTGAGCCTGAAAGGAATAAGCCAGAGGTGCTGAAGGGTCAAGTTTCTCCGGAGGATTTTGTGAAGGCGGCTGGGCTGACGCTGGATGGCGAGGATGGCGTGGAAGCGCTCAGCCTGTTCCTGGATGGGTTGAGGAACAGGCACCCGGAGAATGCGGCGCAGTATGAGCGCATTGTTACCAGCATCAGCAGCACAGATGGGCGCACTAAGCGCGAAAAAGCGGAGGCTGTGGCGCACATTGAGTCGCAGCTGAGAATGGTGCTCTGCATGGCGAGCCCTGATGTTGTGTCTGCTCTTTCTACGGTGGAGATTCGCCAGCAGGCTCTGAGGTCGGGGCTTAATGGTTCATACTATGTGCACGGTAGTCGGAAAATGCCCGTAAGGCATATTGAGTATAAGAAAGGAGTGAGCGATGAGACGGTGATTCATGAGTTTGTGCATCACATGCACGCATGCGCTTCTGATGAGACTTGGAATAAGATTACGGATTATTTCCGCGAGCGCACAAAGGATGATCCCGGCTACGGGCTTCGTTGTGGTCAAGCGGGAAAAAGTGATCATTTTGCGACTACGTTTGACCCGAATGATGATTACGCCGGGCGTATTTATCGTTTCGATTCTTACGGGGTGAAAAACGGAAAGGCAGAGGCGCGGGCGCGGGCGAATAGTAATAATTGCGGCACGGAGATGGTGACGCGTCATTTGCAGAAGCTGGCTCTGCCTGCTGAGCAATTTGCGCGGTATTGGAACGATAAGCAAGATGGTAAGTATTACTGGCGTGAGGCTTTTGTAATGAGCTTAAATCTTTTACTGAATCCGTAATTTTAGGCTTGACATATATGCCAGAACGTGTAAAGGTGGGGCTATGAAGACAACTACCGAAAAGAAAAGATTACTGAAACAGTACAAGGAAAAGCTGTCGGAGCTGGAAGCGAAGACGGATTCTTTTCCGGATCTTGTGGATTTTACTGTGGATTTTGCCCGGGAGCATAAGCTGACTGGCGATGATATGGAGTCCGTGATTCCGCGCGATATTCTTGAATGTTGCGTGCCTTCTGTGCTGGATATGATTGACATGCCTGAAGGGGTAGAATTGGAGTAATTTTCTCTTGAGAGAAAGCAAAGAAGATCTTTGCGATGGCAGATAGCCCACCCGGACGCGGGTGGGTTTTCTGTTGCATGGGTGCAGGGCAAGCGGGTTTGTTTTGCATGGGACGGGGTGTCATGCAAAACAAATGGCGATTCTTTTGCATGAGGCGGGGTGTCGTGTAAAGAAAAGGGTGTTTCTTTTATATGAGGATGGCGGCTATCGGCTAATTTAGCCGCAATTTGGCTGATGTTAGCTGATGGGTTTCCCCCACGGCGGGGGCTTGCTTGCGCGTGCGCGTGCGCGTAGAATGCGGGGTATGAGTGAGTTTACGGTTGATATTTCGGCGTTGCATGAGGTGGGGTGTACGGGGTTGGAGCTGACGGCTGCGAGCCGTGCGGCGGATGTGGTGCAGCTGGAGTTTGTGAGCGATGTGGTGGGGGCGGTGCCGGTGACGTGGGTGCATGGGGATTGTGTGACGCTGGTGGATGGTGAGGTGGTGCTGGCGAGGGGCTGGGTGCTGGATAGCGGGGTGCAGCTGGGGGCGGAGAGTTATGATTTTTCGGTGCAGCTGGGGAATGTGGTGGCGCTGATGGATGCGGTGCCGTATGCGGAGGGCCAGGGTTTCCGCGGTTATGTGCAGGATGAGACCCGGCTGGTGAGTGCTGCTGAGATGGTGGGGTTGCTGGCCCGCGCGGGTGCGAAGGCTCCGGGCGGCGGCTGCTGTGGCGATGCTGTGGTGGTGGATTTTGAGGCGAGTATCAAGTGCCCTACGGGGAGCGGGAGTCAGAGTTGCTGGAGCCTGGTGGATGATGTGCTGCACTGGGTGCCTGATGCGGTGAGTTTTTATGAGCCGGGGGCGCGGCGGTTGACGTTCTGCCGGGCTGGTGGCCGCGGTGAGCTGGTGGTGGATGTGCGTGCTGGTGAGGTGCGTGTGCCTGGTGGTGCTGTGGTGGCGCGTTTCGGACGGGTGGAGAGTGCTGCGTTCCGTCCGCGGTATGATTTGAGGCCGCCGGTGGTGGGTATGGTGTGGAGTGCTGCGGGGTTCCGCCAGGAGTATGTGTTGCCGGCGGGTGGTGATTTGCGGCAGCCGTGGGCTTTTTTGTATGAGTTGCCGGAGGTGGGCGGCGCGGGGATGGGCGAGGAGCTCACGGAGGCGCAGAAGGGGGTGGTGCGTGATGCTACGGCGCAGCGTATGGAGGTGGAGGGGCTGCCGGTGCCGGTGGGCTGGGTGAGCTCGGGGAATATGCGTGAGGCGAGTACCGGGCAGCCGAAGGTGGCTTACGATTTCTGGTGCAGGTGGTTCCCGGAGCTGAAGAAGACGGGGATTGGGTGCTTGCAGTTTGGCCAGGCGGTGTTTGAGCCGGTGGATGTGGATGTGGCTTTTCCGCCGGTTGAGGGTGGTGCTACGAGTGCGGATGGTACGGTGGAGACGGGGCAGCCGGCGAATTATGAGGAGTTCGGTGAGGAGACGCAGCGTATTTATGTGCTGAATAAGGGGGAGTTTCCGGCGAGTGCGGAGAAGCGGGAGAATGTGAGCGGGTTGAGTTTCTGTCAGGGGGTGTATAAGCAGTATGTGTGGCTGAAGGCGAATTATATCGGCTCGCTGACGGAGGAGGAGCGCAAGGAGTTTTTCAAGGGGAGTTGGAATGTACAGCTGGAGGATGGGCGGCATGCTACGCGGTATGCGCTGCTGACGCTGCGGGCGGTGTTTATTGACCGCCACCACAAGCGGTATAAGACGGGCACGAATAAGTTGCTGGATGGTGATGATGATTTTTCTGCTGATGATGAGGAGGATGAGGAGCCGGAGGAGGGCGGTGATGTGACTGTTACCACGGCGGACTGTAAGCAGGCGGTGGAGGATTATTACGCGGCTACGCGGCGGCTGCTGTGGGATGGGAGTGTTTGCCTGACGGGTGTGACGGATGTGCGGCTGAGTGAGCTGGTGGGCCGGACGCTGTGCGTGACGGGGCTGCGGCCTGAGTGGGAGCTGATGGGTACGCCGGTGCAGGCGGTGGCTTGGAGGCCGTTTGAGGGGCAGCTGGTGTTGCAGACGGGCAGCACGGAGTTGCTGACGGTGGATGAGCGGGTGGAGCGTATGCAGCTGGGGCGCCGCGGGTTGCTGGGTGGCGGGTCTTCGCTGCCGCCGGATGAGGTGCCGGATGTGCCGGTGGACCCGGAAAATCCTGTGGTGCCGGATGAGGAGGCTGGTGAGAGTCCTGCGATGGTGGCTCCGAGTATTGCGGCAAATCAGGAGGCGAAGGCGGAGGGCAGGCCGCTGAATCCGTTTGAGGTGTTCCAGGATGGGGAGCGGTGGTTTATGAATGAGGGTGTGTGGCCGGCGTATGGCGAGTTGATCCAGTTCCCGACTACGGATGTGACGGATAAGAAGGCGCAGTACAATAATATCGGTATTGATGTGGATTTTGATTCTGCCGGCAAGCCGGTGCTGGTGGTGCGTGGGTATGGAAAGAAGGGCTGATGTGTTATGAGTGAGGTTGTTTTTAAGGAGGGGGTGCTGCTGAATGAGCTGACGGAGGCGGATGTGCCGTGGGGCGGCGATGTGCCGGAGGTGGGGCGTGTGCTGCCGATGGGTCAGGAGGTGGCGACTTTCTTTCCCCGGCTGGTGTTCGGGGCGATGGATGATGCGGACCGGGCGAAGGTGCCTGCTTGGCGGCAGGTGGATGACCTGGGCGGGCTGATGCCGCTGTGGGCGGGTGAGGCTGCGGGTAAGGTGTTTTTGCATGCGGATAAGTCTGCTCCGGCGGCAGGGAGCCCGGATGATGAGGAGTTGCAGTGTTCGCCGGTGGCGGCGGTGGGGCTTGATGGGTCTGTGCAGGGGTGGAATGCGGGTGTGCCGCAGTTGCCGTATCATGTGGTGCCGATGGCGGCCAGGGAGCGGGTGCTGAAGAATGCGGCCGGGGAGTGGCGGCGGCTGAATTGGGAGCCGCTGGGGTCGTTTGATGTGTTTCTGGGTGAGGAGATTTTCGGGGAGGAGGATTTCGCGCTGACGCGGTACACGCTGTGGTGCGTGATTGTGGGGAGTTTTGTGGTGCTGTATACTACGCGGGCCGGGTTGAGCGATGCGCTGATGGCTGATGGGGCGCCGGCACGCTGGCCGTTTTCGGTGTGGGGCAGGATGAAGCGACCTTTAGCGGGTGACGAGGATAAGAAGTATGGATCGGATAATTATACGCAGTATCACGCGGATATTGTGATGCCTGCCGGGTATTTGCGCCTGGCGCCGTTGCCGTGGCAGGTTTCTGGTGGCGGGGAGCTGGAGGCGGGCGATACGACTGAGGCGGCCGGCGGCCTGGCCGAGGGGCAGTTTTATGCGCTGCCGCCGGTGAGTGTGGTACCGCGGTATCTGGCTCCGCATAATGAGATTTATACGCTTCAGGCGCTGGATGAGGCGTATTATGCGGCTGGTGAGGCTGAGGGTCATTTCGGTTTTTACGGGAGGATTACGAAGGAGGCGGCCAGAGTGGCCACGGTGGAGGTGGTGAAGAATCGGGCGACTGAGCATTATTGCGTGGATCCGGTGCTGCATGAGGTGCTGGGAAGGTGGTGGCCGGATGGCGCGGAGGAGGGCAGCTTGACGTGGACGAAGCCGAATGAGTTTCGGCTTGTGTTTGAGCTGCACCTGGATGCCGGGGATGTGACGCATTGGGATCACTGGATGGGGTTGATGGTGGCAGCGGCGCCAAGTGGGTTGCAGATGGCAGCGAGCGTGTGCGAGGTGTACAACTGGGGCGCGTTTCTTGGGGACGATACAGGGGGCGGCGGTGGCGGCGGTAATGATTTTGAGGAAGAGGATGATGAGGAAGAAGAGGAGGAGGATGACTCCGGCGGCGGTGGCGGCGGAGGCGGCGGGGATGACGATGAGGAGGATTTGCCGCCGGATGCGAAAGTTGCGGTGCAGATCGGGTACGAAGCGGGCGATGGGTTTAGTAGTTGCACGCTTGTGCGGAAGGCTGGTGCTTATTACTGGAAACTGGTGCTGAATCCGAGTTATGTGCAGTCGGCGCTTGCGGGGTTGGAGGTGCCGGGGACGATGACGCTGGCGGCGAATGGCACATCTGCCGGTGCGTGGGTTGATGTGACTATGAGCTTGGGTGAAAGCAGCGCCAGCGCGGGAGGCATGTCTGCCAGTGGCTCCGGGGCATTGTTGTTCAAGGGTAAGTATGGCAGTGCTGGCGTGGCAAGCCGGACGCATAATTTTAACTACAATGCAAATCTGAGCTTGGAGGTGCCGGGTAAAACGTGGTATCTCAGCCCACAAAAGATGAGCAGCGCGGGCAGTTGGGTGAAGCTGGTGCGGAGTTCCGGGGCTTCTAATTTCAATGTGCGGGCGCAGGTATGGTATAAGTGGGTGGTGGACCGTGAGGCGCTCCGGCGGGCGGGTGTGAACCAGATGAAGACTGAGCTGGGCAAGCGGACGCTGAGCGATAGTGACGTTAGCACGAGCCATGACAGCACGGTAACAGGTACGCTGAGCGGGACGGCGCTGGCGATTCAGGCTGAGGCGACTCTTTCTTAACAACTAAGGATTATATGGCAACGGTAGGGCTTAATTTTATCAAAACGGCGGCGCAGGAAGCGTGCCAGGCAGCGGCGGCAACGGTGACGGTGACGGTGAATTTTAATGGCGGGGACGATTGGGACACAGGCAGTGGCTCAGTGTCGCGCAGTTTTTCCATTTCTTTGAAAGGTTGATTATGAAATTCCGAAGCAAGCAGACGGAGATTGTGTACGCAGGCGCTACTATCCTGCGTGTTGGGCAGCATTTCGCGCAAGATACATTTGTGCGTGCGCGTGAGTATACAAGCAGCACGCGGGCGGGTGTGGGGGCGGCGGCGCCGCTGGTGGTGAATTACGGAAACGCGGCGGGACCGGTGAGCTTCAGCGTGTGTATGGATTTCGCTACACCGGATGAGGCATTTGAGGAGTTGCTGGCTCGCCAGGCGCATACGGATGCCCACCAGAAGGGGGAGCTGGTGCTGACCACCGGCAGCGTGAGAACGGCTCAGCAGGTGGGTTGCACGCGCTGCGAGGGGGTGATTTCGTTCCCCGGCAGGGGTGTGCGACTGACGGTGAGCTACGATTTCTGCGGTTGAATGGCCCAGTATTCCGCGGCGGTGGCTGGTGTGGCGGCGGCGCGGTAGTGCATGAAGAGGGTATCTGACCCGCGGCTGTGGCCAAGGTTGGATTTGAGGGCTTCTGTGTTCTGGTGGGCGGCCAGGTGGTAGGTGGCGTATGAATGCCGGGCGGTGTCGGGACGGTTGGCTAATCCGGCTTCACGGCGCGTCTTTTGGTTCTTATGCTTCCACCACCGCGGGCAGATAGGATCGGAGGGGGCATGCGGACCGGATGCGGCGAGCCAGGCGGCGAGGTTGGGCTCTATTTCGATGTTGCGCACCTGGGCGGTCTTGGCCACGGAGGGGCTTATGTGGATGAATCCGTCTCGCACGCATGACCAGGTGAGGCGGGTGAGCTCGGCGGGACGCACGCCGGCGAAGAGGAGCATGGCGTATGCGGGGCGGCAGTCTTCCGGTGCGGTTTCCATCAGGCGGCGGGCTTCAGCCGGGGTGAAGATGTCTATGTCGGATTTTTTGCGCACGCGGGGGAGCTCCATCTTCGAGAAGGGAGAGAACGAGATATATTCCTGCCGGACGGCATAGGAGAAGGCGGGGCGGAGGGTGCGCATCACGTTGGCCTGGGTGCTGCTGGTGTTGTATTGAGTCGTGAGCCATGCGCGAATTTCGCGGCCGGAGACGCTGGAGAGTAAACGTTCCGCAAATTGCTGGTTGAATGCGGCGGAGGCGTACTTGAAATTCTTTCGGGAGTGTTCCGACCACTCGGGGGCTTTTGTTTCGGCAAACTCGCTGAGGAGTTGGGAGATTGTGATGCTGCTGCCCATGCTGCGCAGGACTGGCAAGGCAAGCTCGATTGCTCTATCCAGGGAGATTGACAGGCCGGCTTCCGCGAGGCGTTCCAGGGCTCGCTGAGCGTCACGGATCTGCGGATTCGAGAGTTCGGTGATTTTTGATGCGGTGCGGGTGGCTGCGAGGAGTTCCCACCGCTTCGCTTCGGCTTCCGCGCGGGTGGAAAAGTACATTTTCCCCGCTTTTCCGGACGGATTCAGATATGCGGGAACATAGATGCTCCAGAAAACAGAGGAGGAATTTTCTTGCCGAACGATTTTAAGGGAGGCTTGTCGCATGGTGGAATCTGCGTTATTAGTGACCAT